ATGCTAGTCCCACTACACAACCACTGTTTTTAGGACAGGGTCGTGGTAAGGATGGTAAGTTATATACAAAGCGTGGTGCCCTATCTTTCAAAGGGAAACACAAAGTGGATTACTTCCCTGAGCTCACCTGTGAATATTATAAAGCAGAAATGCGAGATGAGTGCTGGGCTGATGGAGATTGTGCAACAGTTATAGTTAATGACGGTCCTAAACCGCGTATATGCGGACTTCACTTGTTGGGTCACACCACAAAACCGTATGGGTTGAGTGTTGTTCTCACCAAACCAATGATGGAAGCAGCATCTAAAATGTTAGACGATAAATTAGAAACGCTGAACACGTATTTAACTAACTCCCTTTTGGAAACTCCTTACCGTATTGGTGACATGGATTATAATATAAGTAGTAGTGTGCATCCAGCTAGTCCGGTTAATAGAATACCGGAAGATGGATGTTTTAATGTGTTGGGTACAATTGTAAAAGGGACTAATTCTTACAAAACAGCCTACCACATGTCACCTTTAACAAATTACCTAGTTGATGAGATGGGGATTGCAAACCTATGGATGACACCTGCTTTCAAAAAGAAGGATGGATGGGATCCCTGGGAGAAAATCACTGGCGCCATGAGTAAACCTAGTTCCAAGATGGACCCCGTATTACTATCTAGAGCTGTCAACGATTACTGTGATGGTTTGAGTTTTGGTGATCAAAATTTGGATTATTTAAGACCCTTGACGAACACTGAAATATTGTGTGGTATTGATGGAAAAAGGTTTATAGATGGTATTAAATTACAAACCAGTTGTGGATATCCCATGTTAGGAAAGAAAGATAGATACATAGTACCCGTTGATGTACCCACACATCAAAGAGGATTGGACTTTATCCAAGATTATCAAAAGATGTGGACATTTTTGGAGGAATTGGAAAAAGATTATGATAAGGGCATAAAGAAAGGTTTCATTTTTAAAACAAGTTTGAAAGATGAAGTGGCGACAAAAATTAAGGCGCGTGGGTTTTATTGTGCCCCATTGTTGTTGTCTTTACATATGAGGAAATACGTGACACCTTTGTTGCGTCTGATGTGTATGAATCCACTTTTGACTGAGTGTGCGGTGGGATTGAATCCCTTCAGCCCAGAATGGCATGAGATGCACGAATATCTTGTATATTTTGGTGAAAATCA